TTCTGGGTGAGGAAGTCGGCGGTCGTCAGCGCCTCCGTGGTGTAGAGAAGCTGATACGGCGACCACACGAATCCCGCCTCGAAGAACTGGGTGCCCTTGAACCCCATCAGGATGTTCCCGTTGGCGCTCGCACCGTCCTCCTTGTCGAGGTGCAGGTCCTTGTAGACCCGGTACCTGTTCAGGAGGGTCCCGATGAAGTGCAAGCCCTGCACGTTCGCGGGGCGCGGGGCCGCCACGAACATACCGGCGGGCAGCGACTCGATCACGGTCGCGGCCTGCTCGTCGACCACCACCCAGTTGCCGTACCCCTTCTGGGTCCGCTTCCAGATGTTGTTCGACGCCTGATTCATCACGTAGACGAGGTCCTTGAAGTGGTCCTGCTGGTTGTACCCGGACCCCGCTGCGGGCGTCTTGGCGAACGTCGCCACGACGGGAGCGACCTCCCAGATTTCGTGGATGATCTGGCGCGCGATCTCGAAGTTCATCTGCTCCGCCGCGCCCGACACGAGGTTGGGCTCCAGCGAAACGCCGAACTCCGCCATGATGTCCTGCATGGACTCGATGGAGTAGTTGATCAGCACCGCCCGGCGCTCCGTCTGGACCGTCGAGGAGATGATCTGCACGTCCACCTGCGGCGTGGACGAGGACCCCTCGCTGTCCCAGCGGTACGTCGCCGTGACCACGCCCGCGACGAACGTCTCGCCGCCGCCCAGCGTGATGGTGGCAACGCCGGTCTTGTAGTTGATGCTGCTCGACGTGATGGTCACGCCGCCGTCGGAGCACAGGAACTCGCCGTTCCCGTTGTCGTGGAACGTCACCGCGCCCGCGCCGGTCAGCGTGGCCGACAGCTTGACCGTGGTGGGGCGGACGCCGCCGCCGTCATGGAACTGCAGGGTGCCGCTGGTCGTCGCACCCGGCGCGGCGATGGTCTCGAACGTCTCGACGTCGATGACCTCGTTCGAGAAGTTGAAGCCCGCGTCCTGCTTGCCCGTCTGGGCATCGAACAGCCTCATGCCCTGATAGTACGAGCCCTTCCCGCGCCCGACGACCCAGTTCCAGAAGACCACCGTCGCGGTGCGGCGGTTGGTCGGCTGGACCGACACGAGGTCGTTGATCGGGTTCGTGGGGAACGCCGCGCGGATGATGGGGAAGATGTAGTCGGAGAAGCCCCCGACCAGCGCCGACCGGGTCACCTCGTCGATGACGAAGCGGCCCTTCTCGTCGAGACGCTTGCGGCACTTCGTCGCCATCCACCGCTTCGCGTTCTCCATCATGAGGGCCGTGTGCGCGCGCAGCGTGTCGTCACCGATGCGGAGGTCCGCTTCGTCCGACTCGCTGAAATACTCCGACCAGCCGCCCTCTGACTCCGGGGTGTCCGCGAGACGGAGACCCGCCTCGATGATCCCCTCGTAGATGCCCTTGTCGCCCAGTATCATGTCCTGCTCCTTGATCAGTTGCCTTTGGGGGTGCCCATCTTCGCAACGGCCTTGCCCGCCAATGATGCACCCGGACTCCCGGCGGTGGCCGGACGGTGCGATCCTGCCTTCACCTCCGACTCAACTACCATCCCCTTGGACGGCAGTGCACGGCGATGCGTCGGTTCTGTGGGAGGCTCCTCCGGAGGCTCCATACGCTCGACGAGCGTCTCGGCCAACGACGCAACCGCATCCGCGTCGATGACATTCTCCAGCATCTCCCGGTGCTCCTCCAACTTCGGGTTCTGCCGGATGGCCTCCTCTATGGCCTCTTGCTTCTCGTCGACTACGTCCACAGCCGAAAGACTCTGGATCGTCTCCGACGCAATGGAGAGCTTGGCCTTCTCGGACGCGAGAGCTTCTTCGCTCGTTTCGAGACGCGCTTGCGCCTCGTCGCGCTCCGACTCCGCCGTCTCCGCGCGTACCTCCGCTTCGGCCTGCTCGGACTCTGCCTCCGCCAGCTTGGCCCGGAGAGTCTCCACCTCGCGGGTGGCCTCCGTCAGCTTCGTCTGGAGTTGGGCGATGACCTGCTGCGCGTCCGGGTCTCCGTCCTCCGTCGCGGTCACCGACTCGATGATCCTGTCGATCTCCGAATCCGCAGCTTCCGCGAGCGACTCGTGGACTCCCTGCAGCTTACGCATCAACCAATCCTGCATCTCGTTGGCCTTCTTCGCTTCGAGGGCCTTCGATGACGCGAGGCTGTCGACGGTACTCAGGTTGCTCAAGAGTTTCGCCGCGAAACGATGCATCTCCGACTCGTTCAGGGTCGAGACGTCGACCTCGTGGAGTTCGTCGACCGCTGTGACGCACCGCTGGACGTCCTCGTTGACCTGCGGTGGGTCTTGCGGCTTCGGCGGGGGGTCTTCCTCTCCTTCCTTCACGCCTGCCTTCTTCTTCGCGTTCGCGGGCTTCGGGTACGCGCCGGGCGTCGACGGGCGCATGACGCCGTCGAACGTGACGAGTTGGTAGTCTTCCTCGTTCACGTTGCCGTCCTGCGCGACGGACCCGTTGCCCCTTGACGACACGCCCCAGCGGACCTTCTTCCGCGTGTACTCCTGCAGAATCAGTCCGTTGGGGGTATCGAGAATTTCCCAGTTGCCCCAGACAACTCCATCCTCCTTGAGGGTGAGCTTCCGGGTGACGAGGGCTCCCTCACGACCGTCCATGCGACCGTCGCTCGGGTGTTCGAGGTGGCCCACCATGCCGCCCGCTGCGACGTCCTGCTGGGCCTGCGACTTCGGGTCACCGACGATGCGCTCCCAGATGACCCGCTTGTACGTGCGTCCATTCGCGTTCTTCACGTCAGACCGCTGGCCGGGACCTTCGACGAACCAGATGCCGTCCTTGACGGTCTTGATCGGCTTCCCGTTGACTACGCGCTCGACGAGTTCGAGGTCGTCGAAGTTCTCGACGATCTGGATGGACTCGTCGAGGGACTCGTTGAGTTGCTGGGACTCGCCCAGCCCGAACCATGCCTTCTGGCCCTGCCGGACGTAGATTACCTCGGGGTACTCAACAGCACAGACTCCACCGTCGGTGAAGCCTGTGGAGATACCCTCACAGATGGGACCGAAGGATTGGGCCAGTTCCAACATGTTCTTCGTCCTCCTCGAACCGTACGGCGCGCTTACGGTCTGCGTCCCGGTCGAAGACAGACACCACTCGCCCGGTGGGTATGTGGACGTTGGCACCTCCGAAGCACCGGGCCGTGTCAATCGCCCGGTCACCGACGTCCTTCATGCCCCACAACCTGAACCTCAGCATGACCTGTTGTACGTCGCCGCCGAGGTCGAAGCTGCTGTAGTTCGCGTCGTCGACGTGGATGACGAAGGTCTCTCGGTCGCGCTTCCACTCCAGAATGAACATCGTGCCCGGAAGCGAATCTGGAAGTGGAGCCTTCGGCATCCTTGGTGTCTCCTACTCGCCCGTTGTGGTCGCCCCTTCCGGCGGTGCGGCAGCCGTTCGCGGCGTGTCACATACCGGGCACTTCGACGGGTACCGACCCGGATACACCGGCATCGGGAATCCGCACGAACATACGGCCCTGTGCCGGGACTTCGACAGTGCGTTGAGCACTCCGCGCGTCATGCTGTCGCCCTCGACTGCCAGCGGGTGATCTTCCCGACCCACGAGGCGACGGCGATGTATCCGTCGCGCGGCAGCGCCGTGGAGTCGGCCTTGAAGCGGAGGTAGTTGTTGGCACCGGTCATCACGGCGGCCTCGATGGCGAACTGCACGCGCCCGCCCGGTGCGACGTCGACGCTTGCGACCGCCGCGCCGTCGACCCGGATATTGATGGCCGCGTACGCATCCGCGTCACCGTCGTCCTCCGACTCCTCCACCGAAAACGTGAACGCTCCGGCACCCGTGTTCTGGACAACGCCGAACAGGACGCCGGAGCGCAGTATCACGTCGTCGACCTTGATGGCCCCGCAGACAGGAGCGATGGCGACAGGCGTGACGCCCTTGACCTCCCCAACAGGGAAGGACTCGATGTGCGGCATGAGTTCCTTTGTGGCGGTCACGTTCAGCCTCCTCGCTATCGTGGTGGTCTAGGCGTACGGCAGGTGCCTAGATTTGGACGATTTCGAGGTTCTGGTCCTTGACCATCTGCAGGTTCATGCGGCACCCGCCGAGGGCCTGCACCTGCATGTAGTTGTCCAGCCCCTCGCGGAGGAGGACTCCGGCGAACGACTTGCGGCACCCGCGCTGGACCGCCTCGTTGGCGACGGCCACGAGGTTCGCGGCGGCGGTCGTGTCGGCGTACGTCACGCCGTCCTCGGACACCTGCACGGTGACCTCACCGTCCGCGACACCCTCGGAGTTCTCGAAGTTCAGGTCGAGCTTGCCGCCGCGCGGCACCCTGAACTTGAGGACGACGGCCTCGGCTGCCGGGGCTCCGAAGTCGTACACGTCCCGCTTTGCGACCTGACTCTGAGGCATGGTTACCCTCCTTCTGCAGATGGGCCTTTACTCAACGTTTTCGACCCTTGCCGATTCCCGAGTATCGCAACTCGGTAGTCTCTTGTCCACCGCATTTTCCCATTTTCTACTACGTATGTCAACCAACAGCTTTTCGAGCGATCTCGTCGACAGACCCCTCGGCCATCGTGACCTTGGGGTTCTCGAAGCTGAGTGTCGTCGGAAGGCGGCGGTCGCCCAACGACAAGACGTACCGCTCCAACTCGGGCCGGGGGTCCAAGCCGGTCCACTCGTCGACGAACAGTT